AAAATCCCCACTACCATCATTAGGTAATATAGAATATACTTCTCCAGACTTATATCCGCTTGGTATTAATGCTAACTTTGGTTTAATCATCCTCTTTTAATTTCATGCAACATCCTGTTGCTCTTATCAGTATTTTTTATTTTATCTAAATACTTCTTTAATTTTATAATATTAACCTTTTTAGGTTTGTATATGTTAACGTCTTTATTCATTATATGTACCAGCCTCCTGTGTAATTAACATCTCTGTCTGGGTGCATATCTTCATTACTGCTACTAGTGTATTCTGGATATAAATTAGAATAATTACATATATAATCTAGAAACCTCTTAGTATAAAACTCAGCAGTATCATTCATTCTCTGACCTAAATAAGTCATATCATCGTGTGTTGCTGTCTCAGTATTCTCTGAAATATGTTTCCCAACACCTCCATTAGTGATAGAGAACGTGATATAAGGCAGTATAGTTGACTGTGTATACCATATAAGCATAGGCTTTATATAGTCGTCTAATAACGTCTTATAATTAACGTACTCTGTAGTTAAAATGTCACCGCTAATAACTAGCTGTTGCATTTTCTTATATAGCTTACCGCCTAAGTAGTTTTGTATGTGTAAATCCTGAGCAACCTCAATGTATTGTACAATCTTACTAGAGTCAACATTGCCTTCAATCATTGACCTTTTCTTTAGGTCTGATACGCTTATGAATAGTGCTTTCTTTGCCATTACTCCTCTTCGTCTTTAGGTTCAACTTCAGATTCTTCTGGAGACTCTTCAACCTCTACTTGTGAGCTTAGTTTCTCTCCAGTTTCTTCTTCTCTTTTTACTTTAGTAGAGATATTGTCTAATTCTGTAAACTCAATAGGCTGTAATGTTATAAAGTATAAGTCTAAATCAATTCCATTGAAATTCAATATTTCTTCTAGGGCTTCTATAATACCATCTTGTAAAGGTCTTATAATTACGTTATCCATAAGCACAGCAGCAGTTCTTAATTCTTCTGCATTGTTACCAAAACCTGTATTGTCTTTAATACCTAATAGTATAGGAGAAACAATACCGTGACCTAACATAATCTTTTCTCTAGCTTCATCAGACATAAATTGATATTGTGCATGAGCGTCAGGCAAGTGAATAGGCTCTATGTCAGCCTTTGTATCTTGTGACTCGTTAAATGCAATTATAAATTTACCTGCATTGCTAGAACCTGAGAACTTCTCATATATCTTACGCTCTAAAGCTGCTTGAGTTTCTTCAGGTGGTGTGCCATTATTGAAGTTAATCAATAAACTTGGTTGCAGACCATTCTTAATGTTGTTTATATGATAATTAGAAACCTCTTGTTCTAAGTTACAATACTGTAAACAACCATTGTAATCTACAGGGGCATAATAATAAAATCCGCTTCTGTATGGTTTTACAATATAAAGTTCGTTTTGTTGTTTCTTAGAACCGTTACCAAAAGTAGGTATTCTTTTTGGTTTATCAGTTGTTTTATATTCTGACCACTTAGGATGGTAGTAATACGCTCTTATAATACCGTTAGAGTCGCATTTCTCAGCTCTAAGAGTCTCCATAGGAAAATGTGATACTTTTAGTATTCTATTCTTTCTTTTGTTGTATGTTACTTGTATAGCAGCTTGACCTAGCATTTTGTAATCGTGAGCAATACGCTTAACTGTCTTTTTATTAAGTAACTTTCTCATTTCAAGATACTGCTCAGGTTTTTCTTCTCTATTTGTAGCTTCTAAACCTCTACCTGCAATCATATCAACAATACCATTGATACATCTAGAATTTGTTGGAGAACCCATATAATTATCTATGAGTGTCTTAAAATAGTTATTGTCTTCACCATACTTAACCCACTCCTTGTTGTATTGCTCTTCAACAACAGGGGTTTGGTATCCTGACAATTCTATTACTCTAATGTTTTTACTTTCCATTCTTAATTATATAATAATTTATTGAGGTTGAATCCAAGCTCTGTTGGATATTAAACCTGTGTATCTGTCTTTCTCTACAAAGAGCATAGGCATTTCATAAAAGTTTAACTGATATACTGGGTCGTATTTTTGAGCTAAAAGCTGAAAATAATATCTACTTGGTGAGTTTTGAACGTACTCAGACTGCATAGCATCTTCAGTAGCTATTTGTTTATGAAATACTCTTTGAGTGTTAGTAGACTCTGTACTAACAAAAATCTTACTTCCAACAGGAGCTATAGTGCTATCCTGATTGTCAATAGGTAATCTATGACTGTGTCTTTCGACAGCAGTATTTACTTGAACTAATGCGTTTGTGTAATTTACAAACCCAGAACCTTCATAAAATACAGTTGTATTATGAGATAGTATACTCTCTATCCAAGTTTTTCTATCCTCAAAAGTAGTACCTACACTTGGTGAATTAGGTGCACTACCATATGTATATACTCTATACATTTCAGAGAATCTAATATAGTTAGCAGACGTATCTTCAACGTGTGTTACAATACCATCTGTACATTTTATTAGTTGCCAAGTACTTCCGTTCTTGTATATAAAATGATACCTGCTTAAATCATCTACATCAGCAAATGAATCTTCAAAGTCTGTTAATGAAGTTCCTGACTGGTCTGAATATACGCTATCTCCAACACTAAATCCATATGAAGAGTCTTCTACATATATTGTTCTTTCAAAGTTAGTTATAGGTAATGAATTCTCTTCTCTTAACCTTAAAGTAGTTATTGTTTCATTTAACTGATTGTCTCTACCGTTTATAAAGTGAGCATAAGGTCTTTCACCTATATTGTTACCTACAGGGTCGTTCCCAAAGTCCCTAGATAAATGATTTACTAAGTCTGGGTTTCTGCCATCTAAAAACTGTGCAGAATAACCATAGAAGTTTCCATTATTAGCATTAAAGTCATAGTCATATACAGTTATAGCCTCTAATGATGATGGTGAACTGTTAAACGTTCCGTATTCAGCAGAACGAACTTTAAAGTCTCCGAATGTTTCCTCTACTGATTGAAGGTATGTATAGTTATTACCTAACTTCATTTCACCTCTACCATTATTGTTAGTATCATAAACAACAGAGTTATTTGTAGATTCAACTATAGTATCATCGTTAAGGTCTGTAAGTAAAGACTTACCTGCTAACGCACTTTGAGGTATAATTGTTGTAGAAGAGCTTGAACCAGTTTCTTCGTTATTAGAACTAGAACCAGAACCAGAGCTAGAACCAGAGCTGCCAGAAGAACCAGAGCTAGGGCTGTATCCGCTAATATCATCTTCACCGTATGAAGTTGCATTGTCTGCATCAGTATCATCTGGAGCTTCGTATATGAAGTAATCATCTTCATTGTTATATGCTATATAATCATTAGCAGTATTCATCTCACCACTAAATCTAACAATATCTCTATACAAAGGAATATTGTTATCATACAATATAACAGAAAGAGTTGTTGTTTCTTCTATTGAGTTTAAGAAGTCAACATCGCTTAGTGTAACCACTAATAACTCGTTTTGAGTATAGCTAAAGCTAGAGGCTTGTATATGCTCTTTAGACTCTTGATTTATTACAGTAACAGATGTTCCAGAACCTTCTCGTCCTGTAACATTTAATGTAATGGTTGGTAAGCTATTTACGTCTGCTATTGTCATAATATTATAACAACAAATAGGTGTTTTTGTTTTATTTAATAAAAAAAGGGCTCTGTGTTAAACAGTAGCCCTCCTTTGTTAAAGATATTTAGTTATTATGGGTTAATAACTGTTGTGTTTACGTCAAAGTCTAATCCAGCTCCTACTATTGCAGAATCTACAAAGTAAGCAGGCTCTTTTTCTTTTCCTTCAAATGTAATGTTGTAACCATTCAAGTCTCCCATTGCACCACCAGTAGCAGTACCTACAGAAACTTCAACACCATTTTGAGCACCAGCTAAACGGAAGTTACCGTTGTAATCCTCAATTAAGATATGTGGTCTTCCATAAGAAAGTAATT